AAAATCACAACGATAGAAAACTACATTTGAAGTATTAACTTGTGCTAAATCTGTAAGTGTTGAATTGATTATTCTGCTTACGTCAAACATTCCGTAGAGTGACTCATTAGGATATTTTGCGAGAACATAATCTACACTACCTGTATCCCCTTCAGCACCTTGCCAATATCTTAAATTAAGTATATACTGAAACCCTGTATTGCCAATAAGTGTATTGTCTGACTCAATAACAGTAAATGCCATTGGCGATTGTGCTAATGAGCAAGTTGCAGGATTTTGAACAATTTGAATAGCCATTCCGAATGTTTAATATATAACCAATTGGAAAATAAAAATAAGTGATGCTACTTTAATGCCACTCTTACAGATTTTCTGATATCCTCTGCAACAATAACACCTAATTCTTTTGCTAACGCTTTATATAAACTCTTTGTAGATTTATCTGCAAATGCTTTCTTACCAAAATCCCAATTACCTTTTCGTTTTGCTGTTGCTCTTAAACTCTTTCTTCTTTTACTAACAACATTTGGTGGGTCATTAAACCAAATACCATAACTTGCACCTGGAGGACCTACTGAAAGAGATATTGAAGCATCCATTGTTTTTGAATTCCACTTTACCATTCTATCCAGCGTATTATACGATTTTATTTTTCTGGATAGATTTCCGGTATCATATGGTGCTTTAGTTGCTGCAAGTGTTCGTATATTCTTCGCAACTTTATCTAACGCTAAAGGTCTTTTCCTTGCCATTAACAATTAGGGTGATTATAGTATGAAGAAGATGGATATAGGTCATATAAACATCTTGGTCTATCATTATGTACTGTAAGACTAAATGTTACAACTTGTCCTGCTAATCCATTATTAAATCTTTCTACAAATGGTTCACAAAGTATATCACCCTCAATATCAAATGATGCTACTGAATATTGTGTAAATGAAGTTACATCATTTGCAATTGCAAGTGTGTTTGCAAGAATATCAACTGTATCATCAACACCATAGAAATCTATTGTTTGTTCGTTGTAATCAAATTCAGAAGCATTGATTGCTGTACCACTTTCATTTGGTCTATTCTTAATCTTGTCAGCAATTACTAATTGAACCTCATGATTAGAAGTTGTTCCAATAAAAGTTGTAGAAAGAACATTAACATTCATAAGAGGGTACATTGGAAATTCTCTATCGTCAGTTTCCTGTATATCACCCGTAGTAACTTTTGCAAGTTGTGGGTGATTAATACCAACTGTTTTAAAATATTCTAAAACATTGTAGAGTAATGTATAGTTTAGCCCCTGATTATATTGCAAATAATTTGACATGTATTATAATTGTATTCCTTGGAAATATTGATTTGTTTGGTCAGGATAAATCTGTGTTTGATTACCAACTGACTCAAGATATTGTGGAATATTCTGTGAGTATGATATAAGATAATTTTGCATTCTTAAAGCGTAATAGTCCGCATTTGCTTGTGCTTTCTGAAGAAGATAATCTATTTCAGTTTTATCAGGTGCACTACCTTGCTCTGAAGTTTGCTTAACTGCACCATTTGATTTGAACTGAATAGAAGAGAATGGAATATATTCTACGCATGCATACCATATCATAGTTGGTTTTACATAATCATCCATTAGTTCTTGATAATACCCTGTAAAAGGATTACCTGTTACTATTTCTTGCTGAAGATAATCAAATAGAACAGTACCTAAAAGATTTTTAATGTATTTGTCTTGACTCGTGCGCATGAACGGCAAAAGAGCATCTGCATCAAGAGCACCTTGCAAGGGAGAATTTTTAATTATATCATTTCTAGTTATAAACAATGCGTAAGCCATAGTATTTTTGTTTTTTGTTTTTTATGTTATATTACGAAAATTATTTTGATTTACCAAATATTTCGTACTCTTTATTATTAAATTCCATCATATTAAATGATTGAATAGGTTCATCTGGCTTTATCTCTTGCACATCAGTAGTTGTTTCGTCCTCTGTTGTTGCAGGATTTTCTAATTCCTTATTTGTTTCATCTGCGACTTCAGAAATAGTTTTACCTGTATCTTCTGCTTGCTGTGAAAGAATTGCTAATGGTGTTAATTGGTCAAAATAAAGTTCTAATTCACTACCCCATCCACCTTCACCTAAAATATAATTAATTGAGTTAATTAATAAATTTTGAAATGGTACAATCGTCATTGACTGTAAAATAGAAAACGCTGTCATCATTTCTTCAGATTGAGAAGAGAAACCATTTGCTTGCGTTCTAATACCAAATAGGAGTGGAGAAGTAATTCTATGTCCAACGAGTATTCTGTCCTGTGCATATTCAGCAACATAACGGAATTTCTCATGCAAATTATCTACATTGATTACGTCAAGTGTTGGTTTAGTTGCAGGGTCATCATTGAATGCAACCATAAACTTACCGGCGTTGTTAGTTCCAGTAAACTTTGCGTATAGCAAATCTTCTATCGTTTGTCTCTCCTCAGGAGCCGGAATACCATTGTTAAGGTTGAGCATTAAGACGGGAAGGAAGCCGTTCTCTATTGAGTTTAAATGAAGATTAGATAACTCACCCTCAATTATTGAATATTGCATTGCTGAAACCCAATCAGGTAGAGAATAATAATAAAGATTTGGAGAATAATTCTTAATCCAAAACAATTCCATTTTCTCTGAAGAAGTTCCAAATGCAGGTATTCTTTTTTTATCTCTTATCTTTCTTTGGTCATTCCAATCTACACAATAATAATAATTTTGTATTCTTGGATTATCATAAATCTTTTCAGCACGAAGTGTTTGAACAGGCACATGATAAATTTTAATTATCTGTGTATGTTCATCATTCCAATATACTTGCAATGCTGCATTACCAAATAATTTCAAATCAAATGCTGCTCTCTTAACGTCCTCCTGTGGTAGAATACGATTAAGTGTTTGGTTAAACGCTTTATCTTTTGAATACAATCCTTTTCCATAAATTAAGTCAGCAATACCTTCTATGCATGCTGCAGTTGTTGTAGATTGATTATAGCAAAGGTTTGTAATACCAAAGAAATCATCTTGTCCGAATATACCGAATGGTATCCAGTTATATCTTGTCTTTGTGTCCTCTCTGATAATTGGTAAAGCGTTATTACCACTAATGTTTACTACCGAAAATTCTGTTTTTTGTTTCATATTCTATTTTTTCTATAATTCTTTATACAGTTTTTTGGAAATTGCCTGATGTTGTAAATGTATGATAAGTATATCCTCCAGCAGTTGTAATTGTTCCACCTGTTGCTTTCTGTGTTGTTCCTAAATATCTTATAATTACAATACCATCAAATCCATTATCACCATTGCTTCCTTGATTTCCTTGTCCACCTGAACCTGGACTTCCTGCACCAACACCTTGAGCACGATTAAAGCCTGGACCACCTGCTGCGTAATAATTTCCGTCTAACCAAATTTTACCAGCACCTGCAGTAGTTATAGTCGCGATACCACCAGCACCTCCACCTGACCCACCAAATGTAAGAGGTGGTATACCGTCGGCGTCGGAACCAAAATTACCTTGCTGGCCATCCGGCGTGCCACGTGTAGCACCATCTAACCCTGCACCACCACCAGAACCACCATTTCCAGCATCTCCATTTACTCCTGAACCACTTGCACTACCACCAAATCCACCACCAGTTGATGTTAATGAATTAAATGAACTATTGCCTCCGTTTGTTGCATTAGTTGAATTTAATACTCCACCTGTTCCACCTGTTCCAACTGTTACAGGTAATGCGGAATTATTTTCTATTGTTGCACTTCCTGTTTGAAATCCACCTGCACCGCCGCCACCTGCTGAATTAGTGGTATTACTTTGTCCACCACCGCCACCACCAGCAACAACTAAATATTCTATTGGTAATGCTTCAGTACAATCTGTTGAATTATTTAATGTACAACCTGCAGCATGAATTCTTAATGTTCTACCTGCAAAGGTTACGTCTTGAAATCCACTGCCTGATATATCAAATGACAATAATGGTGATACTAGTGAACCTGGTTGATATTGGAATTGTACACTGCCACTTACTCTTGTTCTATAAAAGTTTCCTGGGCTAATACTACCACCCGAACTACATGCTCTGTTCACAGTTCCATTAAAATTATATATTGATGGTGTGGTTTGTAAATCCCATGTTGTTCCATATGGAGTTGTACAACCTGCATCTGAACTCATAAATAATTTGTATTCTTGTACTACTACACTATCAATAACACCATCAGTAGAGCCACTAATACAAACATCAAATCCTTGTCCACCTATTTGATTTCCAAAAAAGAAATTAGCATTTACTCCACCAGGTGCGGCAGTTGTAGTTGATGTAGTTGACGTAGTTGACGTGGTACTCGTAGTTGACGTGGTACTCGTAGTTGACGTGGTACTCGTAGTTGTCGTTGAAGTTGTACTCGTTGTAGTTGTTGTAGGTGCAGCTGTTGTAGTGGTAGTTGTCGTTGTTGGTCCACCTGTTGTTGTAGTTGTCGTTGTAGGACCAAATGGAGAAGGACAACCACCTTCATAAAGAATATATTCATTCTCTGATTGACGAGATACTTCACACGGTATTTGGTCTTGTCCTGATGATGCAATTGGTATTTGGTTTACATATGCAGGTTTATCAACAGATTGCGAAGGAAATACTTGCAAACTACCATTCCATATAGGGGGATATTGTGTATATGGTATTTGTGATGAAGTAATTGATGGTCTAACCCAAATTCGGTATTCATCACCAGGGATTGGATTTAATGGAATTTCCAAATTAAAAGTTATATCAAGTAGGCTTTCACATTCGTTGTATGTATATCCTGCTGCACCAAATGCAAATTCGTCTAATGTAGACATGTTTTGCGTGTAAATAACTATTCCATTGCTGCCAGAAGGAATTTGCTTGGTTCTAATACTAAAAGTATTGTAATCACCTAGGAAATATGTAAGCATTATGTATATTTTACTTACTATTTAACACTCAATTACCTTAAAATAGTTAAAACAAAAAACCCTACTCAATTAAGAGTAGGGTTTAATATGTTTAAGCGATATACTGCTTTTAGCTATTAGTTCCGTATACAACAACCGGATTACTTGCAGATAAACCTGCAAATGGGTTTGTTGTAGTAGAGCCAGAGATAAATGCTGCTGGTAATCTTTCCATACCTGTGAAAGTAATAGAATAACCATATAGGTCTCCCATTCCTGCACCTGTTTGAATTGTACCTGCAGTTACGTCTGCTCCTTCCTCTTCACCAACTAATAATGCATCGCCGTTCATAGTGTGAACTACAATTTGTGGTCTACCGTATGCCATCAATTTCATTTGAGTGGTCATTTCGTTAGTCAACTTTTTTAAGTTCAACACTAATTCTTGTGAGAAGAATGTTGTACCATTCTCTCTAGAAGTGTTTACGGTTTCAGTATATGCACTTGTTCCTTTTAACTGGTAGTAATAAACTGTACTGCCAGAAGGAAATGCGGTTACTTCGCCGCTTCCGTTTTTAGTGAAAGAAGATGTAGTGTAATTTAAGAAGTATACGCCGGCTAAACCACCGATACTATCTTTACAAACTTCGTTTCTTCCAGCTGATAAATTACAAGCCATAATACTTTGTTTTAATTAGTTAGTTAATGATTAGAATGCACCATAGTACACTATATCCTGTCCGATACCAAACTGAACACCTGCTGTATAACGCATTATAATGCGATAATTCTGCGAGCCATCCAAGTTAGCCATATCTAATACTCTAACTTCGTTATGGTCTGATAACAAACCTGTACCGAAGAATAAGTTAGATTTTTGAGCTGCAGCAATTTTGTTTGCACTCATACCTGGGCAAAGAACGATTTCAATACCATTAAAGTTAAATGGCTTCTCTCCAACGTTCATTTGGTTGTTCCATCCGTTTGCACCGATAGCACCACCTGCTAATGCTTGCTGATATGCTTTTGCTACGTTTGTAGAAACATAAAGCAATACATCTTCCTTACCATAAACGGTATCAGGAATAGTGTTTACAACAGAATTTAATTTGTCTAATACGTTTGCTGAAGTTACAGAACCAGAGATGATAATTGAACCTGATTTTGCTGCTAATACTGCAGTTGCACCACCTGCTGCAATTGATGCAGAGAAAGCACTTTCAAAACCAAGGAACTGACCATTTACTGCAGTACCCTGCCAAATAGATTGTTCAGTTGCTTCTGCAACTTTACCACCTACATAAGAGATTAAGAAATCGTTGAAGTTAGCTGGGATTGAGTCAAATGCTGAATAGCCTAACTGTAATGCTTCCCATGAGTCAACGAACTCTTGCTTACATAATTGTAAGTTAACTTGAAGTTCTTTTGGTTCAAGTATTCTTTCAGATAATACTACGCTACCTGAAGTCACGAAATCGCAAGATGCGTCTTGCACAATACCATCAACTGCAACCTTTTGTAAAACTTCTTTGAATTTTACATTTGGGTGGATGGTAATCAATTTGTTGTCAAGCGTTCTAGCTGACAAAAGAGCCGCAGCGATATACTGACCTGCAAACTCACCTGCGTAGGTAGAGGTGATTTGTGGCTCTGTAAATTTTTGTAATTTTTTCATTGTTTACCTTTGAAATTTTTTATTAATTGGGTTTACTTATAAAGTTTAGATAAGAATGATGACTGTGAGTTCATTGTTTTCTTACCAAATACATTGTTTGATTTTTCAGTAGAGAATTTAACACCTGTTTCAACTGGTGCACCATCTAATTTTGCTAAATCTTCTTCTTCTTCTATTTCTGCTTTTACATCCTTTTCTTCAGCATCTTTGTCTACTACTTCTTCTTTAACCATTTCGGTTATTTTCTTTTCCATTTCCTCAATGCGATATGCCATATCTTCCATTTTCTTTTGCATATCACCCATTGTCATTGGAGTATCTTCTCCCTCTTTGATATCAGCAGGAACACCATCACCAACTTGT